TTACTTGCAGCGTTCCAACTCTTCTTTGGCTTCTTTTCTTCGTTGATCAATCAGTTCGGCCAAATCAGCAACGTGTACCATTCTCGGTGATTTTTGGGTGTTCCCTACGCGAAATGTCGCTATGGGTAGCTTACCCTCTGCGGCCTTCTGTTCAGCTGTTGACGGACGCAGTCCGAGATAACGCTCAGCAATTTCCGATAGTGGAATACTGGACCTTTCATATTCCGCCATCAACAAAAACATCGTATTCATATTTTATCTCCACACGTTTCACCCGCCGCATACGGGTATTAATTCAAGTGTGACATGTCACACTGTTAATTTCGTTTCGTGCCATCCCAGGGTAAGCCAGCATGCTGCATCACCTACGCACGGACATTCTTTTACCGGCAGTTTATCGCCGCATTTTTTACAAGATCGCTGCTGCTGGTGGCTCAGTTTCTGCTGATATTCAGCATGGCATCGCCGGATAAGCAGCCCCACAACTTCGTTGAAGTCGTAAGGCTCGCGGCCAGGGCGCAGGCCTGTTAAAAGTTCCTGCGCCATCTGTTCTTCTTCTGGCTCCAGCTGCAGCTCACGAATAACGATCCCGCCTTTACGCTGGCGCGCTCGCTGGGCAGCTTTACGCTCTGCCGCTGTCTTAGCCATTCCCACCCTCCGGCGCCGCTGCCAGCATTGCACGGTACGCTTTCGCGCTATAAACCCCAGACTCTCGATATGCGGCGCGCAGCATTTCCTCTGTAGGCTCAACCGGAACCAGCTTCCAACCATCCGGAATTACCGGAGAGTTCAACCTGTAACTGCTACTTACAGGTTGAGCCAGCATTGCGGCGCGGCAGGCGTTCCACCACAATGCGGCAACAATGCAATCTCGAATGGAGTAGCCGCCAATGTCGTCAGCAACTTCCTCTGCGACCTGCTCGAAAGTCTTTTTATCCGGCACTGCTGGCGCTGACGCCGCATTGTTGATGAGCGAAAGCACGTAGTGCGCTTGCTCCGACTCAATCACGCTGCAGTTTTTGTAGACGAGGATCGGCGTGCCGGTTTGCATGTTGATTCCCCAGTCTGCCGCGTTTGCCGATTTTGGCGCTGGCGGAGCATCGTACAGCACACGAAACTCGTAATCGTTGTCCGTCGCAAACTTAACGCTCATCTCAGCGTGCTGTTCTGCTGTGATGCGCTCCCAGTCGTGCCAGCAGTTGTGGCCGCTGTTCCAGTAGCGCATTTCCCATGCCACCGGCTGCGCCTCCCGGTAGCGCAACAGTTCTTCCAGCGCGTAAGCATCCGCAGAAAACGTGGACACAATGCCGATTGCTGAGTTTCTCAGCGCTTCAATTCTCGTCTTCAACTGCTCAGTCGTTAGTGTCATGCATCCCCCTTAACGCGCGCTTCAATCATGTCCTTGACGTGTTTTGTGATGTTCCGGCCACAGTCGCAGCAGTAGAACGCTTTACCGCCTCTGATGCCGCTGGTGTGTTGACCTTCCTGAAACTCACCCGACCAGTCGTAAAACTGTTTAAAATCAACAATCTCTTTCGTGTGAAATCCGTTTTCTCCGCCACACTTTGGGCATTTATCAAGCCCGGTTGATTTTGATGGAGTCATCCTACTCATCCCCCTCTGCGGTGAAGCCAGCGGCGCGAACGTCTTTGGCATGCTGAGTACGGCAACGAGGATGCGTTTCACATGACAACCGCACCGGCGTAGCCAGCCGCTTTTCTGCTTCCTCGGCCCGAGCCAGATGCTTTGTCGCTGCCGACTCCCAAACCTTCGCCTCGGCTTCCAACTCGGCGATGCGCTTATCCTTCGCCTCCAGCTCTGCCAGCAGGGCGAGAACGACAGCAGGGTTAGCAGCGGCGATGAATGCGGCGTTAGGCACCCCGTTTACCAGTGACGCCACCGATTCCACGACAAGCATTTCACCTTGCTCTTGCCGACCGCTCTGGGGTTCATCATTCTCGTTCAGCAGAACACCGACGCCATACTGCCCGGTATCGCCATAGGCCTCATATGCCCACGGCCCTGGCGTTGCGGACATTGCGGTCGCTTTCAGTTCGCTGAATTTATCCATTGCTCTGCTCCTTCATGGCTTTGCGCCGAGATTCGAAGAAGTCCATGCACTTGCTGAACTCAACGTCGATTTTCTCTGACTCGCGATTGAAATATGCCTGCGCGTCTTTTTCGCTATCCGGCGCAAACTCACCAGGCCCAGCCAATTTATTGACGATCCACGCCATCGCAGCGTTTGGCCCTTCTCCATGCTCAATCTCAATAACCGCCGCTTGCATCGTCAGTAGTATTTGGCCGAACAGCAGATCGATTTCTTTGATGCGCCAGCGCATGTATTCGTTGTCGGCGAGCAGGGCGGAGACGTACTCTTGCGAGTAGAGGGGAGTATCTCTCCCTAATCCAAGCGGAACGGGCCACATGTCACTTGTTGCATGGTGGAATCGCAGCTCATCCGCATCGGTATACGCCACCGGCTTGCTCAGTTCGCTCAGCTTATTGTCCATCACAGTTTCACCGCCTTAATTTTTCTGATTAGCTCGAGGCACAGCGGGCAGGTAATGCCGCCTTTTTCTTTTTCTCGCTGCTCGGCGATGACATTGCATGAGCCTCCGTATGTGTAATATTCGCCAGAGCAAAATACCGATGGCTCGCCACACGATGGCATAGACAAATGCCAGTATTGTTCGCTCTTCGGGATATCATCCCCATCATCATTCCGGTAAATTTTCACCAGCTGATTCATAATGCTTTCTCCTGGGCCTCGGCCCGCTCGCGTTCTTCGCGCAGAATTTCGGTAATTATTTTCTCTGCAATTAAGTTTCTGATCAGGCGGCGGCTCGGCATGTGTTTGTACTTCCCTCGCGCACCACGCCGCTGGCATCGCTGAGCATGCATAACCTGACATTTGTTGATCGATTTGTTACCCACGCTCCACCTCCGTAGCGCTGTCACCGGCCCGGCGGTTCCATGCCGCAATTGCCTTGTCCCGGTTTCCCGATAGTCGGCATTGAGCTTGGCAGCCAGGCTGAGGACAGCAAACCATGAACCCGCCAAGAGGGATGCGGTCAGGAGTCATCAGTTGCGGAGCCGTGTTGCCGCAGAACGGGCACGGCTTCAGTTCATTTGCTGGCATCACGCACCTCCCACACGACGAAACTCGATAACCCACACCCAGGGATTGGCGCTCCAGCTTTCTTCGCCGTAGATGGATTCCCATAGCAACTGAAAGGCACGCACTGGATGCTGTGCGTTTACGACGCCCGGGATTCCAAAATCGGCATGGGAACATGTCGTAAGATTCTGTATGCCTTCTCGCATGGCTTCGACATCACCAATTGAATTCAGGCGCTCAACGCGCACTGCGGTGATTTCCAGCGTCATGCGGGATGCCCAGCGCGGCATGTGGATTGATGGGCGCCATGCGCCTTCGTATTGGGTGTCTCGGTCAGGTATCGACCACAGTCCGTAGTTTCCCGGCTCTTGCCAGCACGACGCTTTATAAATCCGCGCCGCATGCTTCTCATCGCCCTTAATCAGGTTTCCGTCCCAATCGATAGGACAACCGTCTTCGTTGCCGAGAACGGCGAACGTCTCCCGTACCCACAGCCGATCGCCTACCTGGCCGAATGGGCATAAACCATGCCCCGGCGCATCCATGACATGCGTGTAAATCCCGTCTTTGGTTTTGGTCGGCTTATGCAGTGGAATGCAGTTATCGGGGCTGACATTGGCAATAACCCGCCGCGTCTGGGTCTTGCGTCCGTCGAGAATGGCGCGAACCATTTCAGAGTTGAAAATCACTGGGCGCTCTTTCATTTGGCCTCCCGCAGTGTGCTGGCGAAATGACGCGCCAGGCCAACCTCATGCTGATAGCAGTGCTGCCCGTCGATCGGTGAATCAAGGAAGTCGGCAAACTTCTCAACTCCCTGCGCTTCGAAAGCTGCAATGGAGGAGTCAGTGTCTGGTATGCCTCGCAGAACGCTGCACACGTCGTCAGTGGCGCACGGGTCATCTTCACCACACCTTTCACAGAAGTGCGTTGAGTTTTTGTGGTCGGTAATCGCTCTAACGAGGCAGGCATTCTCCACAGCCAGCGCATCGCGCTCAGCCTTCAGGGCGCTCACTACTTGCTGGTGGGCATCAAACAGAACATATTCACCATGCTCAGCTTCACGTGCGAAAGCCTCAAAGCGAGCCGCGTGCATGATATAGTCAGGGGTAAACCGCTTGATGGTTGTCATGCTTCGTCTCCCAATACCCAGCGCAGTGCAAGCGCGTAATCACCGCTCGCACCTTCCAGGGCTTTCGTGATTTCTTTTCGGGACTTCATGCGGGGTTTGGCATCGCCAATCACCTGGCGCTGCCGGCGTGCCTTTTCGTGGCCTTTGGTGCCGGCGGTTGCCGCTTCAACTTCTTTCACCTTCTCGCGCTGTTCTTCGGGTGAAAGGTTCGCCAACTGGCGTGCCTGGCTGACAGTGACGGTGCCTGATTCAACCGCATCTTTAACGGCCTGAGTGGCATCGAGCAGGGCGAGCGTGGCGCGGATCGTCTGCACGCCGACGCCAAACATCAGTGACAAATCTTCTTCATCGTGGCCGCGTTCCAACGCATCGGCCATCTTCTTGGCGCGCCCCAGCGGTGTATCGGCACGCCGAATCTCGTTGGCGCTGATCATTGCCTGCGCCATGCGTACAGCTGAACCTCGTTTAGTTACTGCAGGAACGAACAGCAGATCCTTGCCAGCGGCTGCCAGTCGCTTATTTGCCTCTACGGTATGTCTAACCCGCTGACGGCCATCAACGACGCAGGACAGGCCGGTTTCAGGGTCTTTCCAAACGATGATTGGCTCCAGCACTCCCTGATCCATGATGTTCAAAATCATCGACTCATCCAGCGGCAAGTGAATGCGCTCATCGTAGAGCGGGTGTGCTGTGTCGGTTTCAAGGTGCAGCCGTTCGGGCTCAAAATTGAGTACGTTGGTTTTTCCGCTGGCCCCGTAGGCTTCGGTAGAGTTCTTGGCCATTTAATTACCCCACACTGATTTTCGGCAAAGCGAATCCCTGCCAGAAACTGGCAATTTTCCGCAGATAGAAAATCGGTTTTTAAGAAGGGAAGCCAGACGCCCGCATAGCGCTGGCTCCCGGTTAATTACTCACACATCAGGTGGCGCACCGCGCCGGGTATTTATACTGTGTAGATATAAATTAGGGGCCGACACAGTACGCCACCAGATATGTGAAAAAATAGCGGCCAGCCTATGAACATTATCTTCACCCCTGGTTGGTTGAAGTTCGGCGTGGCCGCCAAAGACTACACACAGCAATCGCATTTTTGCCGGATATCTGCGCTCGCTTTCGCTGCAGTGCCGCCGGCCCGGCGCATTTGGTGTGGTGGCTGGTAAACAACGCCCCGAAGTTTCCAGCCTTCAACCACAACGGAAAGAGCACTGGGAAGTGGCGTTGAAGCTCGCATCGCAGCAGCGCCTGGCCGCCATCCCGGTACACTCAGCATCTGCGCATGCCATCAGTGATTACTTTTAGGCCCGGCCAGTGCTCTTACCGTTGTGCGCCGGTCACCCGGCGCGGTGAACAAAGATCCACAGTAAAAACCAGAACACAGCACAACCAACAACGCAATAAACCAAAGACCGCCAACCTCTTTTGCTCATGCTTGCCTCAGTGCGTCCCGTAGGGCGCGGTTATAGGTTATGCGTTAACCATGAAATTAAGTGCTCCAGTTTTCCCCGTTTCGGCTACATAGGCGGAGTATTTAGGGTTTTCTTTTCCTTTGAATTTTCCTGCCAACGGCTCAAGCAGGGTGTACATTAGTAAGGAAAATTCCTCGCGCTGCTCTTTGTTGAAAGCCATGTATTCAACCGCCATCCGTTGTTGCTTAATGAAGAAGCTCAGGATTTCTTCATGAATGGCTTGCATGGTTTCGTCTGTTCCCATTTCGCTGGTTACAAGTGCTTTTACGTTTTCAACGATAGCCTGAGCTATCTTTTTAAATTGTTCGATCTGCTGTGCTGTGTTTACGTGTGCCATCGTGTAACCCTCTGCTGTAATCCTGGTTCAGCGAATCATCCCGATCTTCGTGTGCCTCGGGCGGCTACTTCGTGGGCGTCCTGCCTGTTCGCTGCTGATGGAATTAATGTAACTATAGTTACTCATTCAGTCAAGGGTGAAATGTACTTAAAGGTACATTGATGAATGAAAAAAAAGCCCCTGAATGGGGCTTGATTGGTGATTAGAGGTCTTGTGTGACTTGGACCACTCTTCCTATAATCCTACAATTACCATCAATTTCAATAGGTTTGAAATTTGGGTTTAGTGGCATTAGGTATTTGTTAGGTCCATCGATAACCAATTTTTTTATAGTGGCTTCAGAACTTCCATCTATCATCGCAACAACGATTCGTCCCGATAATTCTTCGACTGAACCATAATGAGGTTCAACGATTACGGTAGACCCCTCTGGAATTGTAGGGCTGCCATGAGGATTCGTCATAGACTCACCGCGTACATCAAGCCCAAAGGCATCATCAGAAACATTCACTGTCGTACTGCACCATCTAAGTACATCTGAAATTCGCGCAGAGCTATATGAATCAGTCCATGATCCAGCCTGCACGGAAGAGATTACCGGGACATTGATAGGGTTCGCGATAATCGGTTTAAGCCGAGTATCATCTTTGTTATCTGGTTCGCCCTGGGCATAAAGAAGCCACTCAGGTTTTACAGAAAGAACCTGAGCCAACACATGTAGATTTTCACCATCTGGTTGCGTGGTGCCAGTTTCCCATTTGGTAACTGAAACACGGCTCACGCCAACGGCCTTAGCTAACTGCAGCTGTGTCATGTTCAGCTGCAATCGCCTCATGCGAATACGGTCATTCATTGCTGTTTTCATGTACCCAATGTTACGCGATATGAGAGTGAAAGATGTTTGCTTTATAATGTACCTTTTGTTACCTTTATCATGTAAACCAACAAGGAGTTTCTATGAACAAAGAAACAGTAATTTCCCATTTTGGCGGTGTAGTAAATACAGCCGTCGCTTTGGGAATAAAGCACCCAGCAGTTTGCCGTTGGGGGACGATCATTCCAGAAAAGCAGGCCATGAAAATTGAACACATCACAGGGGGAGAGTTGAAGTACGACCCTGAACTTTACAAAAAGTCTACCGCGCCAGCGGCTTAACCAAAACCACAGAAACGGAGAAACAGTGTGGACAACAAAGACTTTCCGACCCAGGACGACATCAGCGAAGCGATACACAAGCTGATCACGTTGTTCCCAGGTAAGTACAGCGCGATGGCGCAGCAACTGGACCCGGTCGCTGGTACCGAGAACGCATTGCGTAACCGTGTTCGCCAGGTGTCTGGTCAAGTCGTTCCGCTGGGTATGGCCGCTGAAATGGAGTCAATTTCAGGCCGCAGCGATATCACCGAAGCGATGTGTAAACGTGCTGGTGGCGTTTTCGTGAAGCTTCCCGAAGTCGAGCAGATGGGCAATGAAGAGCTGCTTTACAAATTTAATGATCTGCTGGCGTCTCTCGGCCAGTTCGCGCGCTTCCACAACGAGTCAACCTCAGACGGCGTTCTGGACCGCGAAGAAAGCAAACGCATGAAGGCCAAGGGCTATCGGGTACAGTGTCTGGTGGCTGAAATCATGGTCGTTACAGAGATGTTGTTTGGAGAGGGTGACGCCACAGATATGCGGTCTGTGGCGTCGGTCGCATTAACTAAACGTGTGGAGTAATTAACGCATGAACAGATTAGCAGATAGTCGGCTTCGTGGGCAATTTCGGTGTGTGGCTTCAAGCTGTTCCAAGCCGCTCCTGCCGTTGCGTTATGTGATGAGAATACCGGGCGGGTGGATGCCTGTCACCCACAGCGCGTTGCAGGAAGTTGTGGATCGCTGCAAATATTTGGCACTGCCCGCGCCGGGAGCTGCTACATGAGCATGAACCTGATGGCTCAAGCAATGAGCATAAAGGTTGGCAATCCACTGCGTAAGCTGGTGCTGATTAAGATGGCTGATAACGCCAATGATGAAGGCGAATGCTGGCCGTCCTATCAGCACATTGCTGACCATTGCGAGTGCAGCAAGAGCGCCGTGAAGGCTCATATCACTGCACTGATAAAAATGGGGCTGCTCTCGAAAGAGAACCGCCTGGGCGTTAATAACGGAAAGGGCAACACATCAAACATTTACCAACTGACACTTTGTAACCCTGTGTCGTCAGAAAACACAGCCCCTATGTCACGTAAAAGCACAGCCCCTGTGCCGTCAAAAAACACAGGTGGGTCACGAGAAAGCACAGGTGGGGCGTCAGAAAACACAGCCCCTGTGTCATCTGGTGGCACCCCCTGTGGCAGCACGTGGCACCAGAACCAGTCATTAGAACCTAAAGACAAAAACCCTTCTTGTCCGGTCGCTCCGCAACCCGACGAATCATGCGATGAGAAGTTTTTATCTCGCCATCCAGAGGCGGTGGTATTCAGTGCCAAGAAAAAAATCTGGGGCAGTGCTGAAGACCTGAAGTGTGCGGAGTGGATCCGTTCTCGCATCGTGAAGCTGTACGAGCAAGCTGCAGAAAGCGATGGTGAAGTCGCCAGGCCGAAGGAACCTAATTGGACCGACTGGGCTAACGAAATCCGCCTGATGTGTTCTCAGGACGGCCGCACGCACAAGCAGATTTGTGAGCTGTTCGCTAAGGCAAACCGGGATCCATTCTGGTGCAAGAACATCCTGAGCCCGTCAAAGCTGCGTGAGAAGTGGGACGACCTGACGCTGAAGCTTAGCGTTAACCCGGCATCACCGGCCGGTGGTCATTGGAACACTGCTGAAGCATGGGAGAACACCCTATGAATAAATTCATGAGTGCTGTCCAAAATCGCGATGGTAACGCACTGGCGCGGATGATGCCCGCAGAACCTCAGGCGCGAGTGGTCAATGGAAACGCTGAAAAACTGGTTGATCTGTTGTTCGTCAACCTCATGCAAGTCTTTCCCGCCGCTAAGCAAACAGCGCTGAGCACGCCAGCAGAAGTCTCAGCCGCAAAACGCCAGTGGATCCTGGCATTCGCGGAGAACGGGATCACTTCCGTTGAGCAGTTGCAGGCCGGTATGCGCATGGCGCGTCAGCAAGAAAGCGACTTCTGGCCGAGCTGTGGAAAGTTCATTGGCTGGTGTAAGGCTGGCGCCGCCGAGAATGCTGGCCTGCCATCAGTTGATGAGGTTGAGGCGGAGTTCAAGCGCTACAGCGCGAATCGCGGCCAACACGCCCGGCCTGAAGATTTCAACTGGTCGGCGCCGGTCATGTACTGGATTGTGATCGACGTTCGCCATCTGATGCTTCAGCACAACTACACAGAAAGCGAGATCCGAAAATCAATTCAGCAGCACCTCAACCGATGGGCTAAACGGCTGGCCAAGGGCGAACGAGTGCCAACCCCTGCTCCCCAAATCGCCCACAAGAAACACATCCCGGCGCCGTCAGAGCTAATCGACAAAGACGGAAAATTTCAGCGCAAAGGTGAAGAGCTGCTGGCGCGCATCCGCTCGAAGCGAGAGGGGAACCCATCATGAAGAAATTAACGATCCCGGTAGACGCATTAGAAAGCGAACGCATCAACAAGGGCATTCGTCGATTGGTTCGCGAAGGTTTCCTGAAAGACAACCCAGATAGTCAGATTTGCCGCGTGCGAAATGCCGCTGCAGGGGCAACGTGGCGCACACTGCGTGACCTTGAACGGCTGGTGGTGGAAATGTACGGGGTTTACGACACGCAAGCAGCCATCAGCGCTCGTCTGCGTGAGTTCAGCAAGCCATTCCAGGGACTGGTGAAAGAGCGGCGGATGGCAAAAAGCAAATCAGGCAAGTGGGTTTATTTCTACCGTCTGGTTGCTGTTGAGAAGGAGCCTTCAGCATGAAGTGCGTATCTGGAATTGAGGTTATGCCACTGTTGGTAATTGCTCATCGCATGTGGCGCTGGTGGATGCTCCGAGAGGCCCGCCGCACATGGCAAGAACGCGGTGATTTTCGAAAGTACGCCCAGCGCCAGGGCTGGTTGATTGAATGGCAACGCCAGCGGTTCAGCACTGATTACTGCGTAGTGCGCTATCTGGTTCGCAAGGCTGAGGGGAATTTTGCATGAAATATTCACTGATTTACGCAGACCCACCCTGGACCTACAACGACAAGTGCGCTGATGGGAAGCGTGGTGCAGGTTTCAAGTATCCAACGATGACTGTTGCTGATATCTGCCGTCTGCCGGTGTGGGAGCTGGCAGCTGACTCGTGCCTTTTGGCTATGTGGTGGGTGCCGACGCAACCGGAAGAGGCGCTGCAGGTAATGCGGTCATGGGGATTCAGACTTATGACGATGAAGGGCTTCACTTGGCACAAAACAAACCGAGTGAAGGGAAACAGTGCAATCGGTATGGGTCACATGACACGCGCCAACAGCGAGGATTGTCTGTTTGCCGTCAAGGGGAAATTGCCACCACGAATTAATGCTTCGATCTGCCAGCACGTCACGGCGCCAAGAATGGAGCATAGCGCTAAGCCTGATGCTTTTCGCGAAAAGCTTGTTCAATTGCTGGGGGATGTTCCACGCATAGAGCTTTTCGCCCGCCAGCAAGGCGATGGGTGGCATACGTGGGGGAATCAGTGTGAACAGTCGGTGGCATTGATGCCGGGGAAAGTCGAGGTGATATCGTGAGTGACGAAAGCCAATACCCAGATAACAGCGCCAAGGTTTTGGCGTTTACAAAGCGCTTCGATGAGAACGCCGATATCAAGGAAATGCGGAACTTTGTCGAAGAAGATGAACGACTATCCCGTCGTTGCTTCCACGGTGCCGTGTCCGTGTCGGAGCACGAGCGCAAAGTAACGTGTCGCCAGTGCGGTGCCGTGATCGACGCCTTCGATCACCTGCTATCACTGGCAAAGGGCGAAACGAAGCTGGACTGGGAGCTGCGTGTGCTGCGCGGCGAGATCAAACAGCACAGGGAAGGGCTGGAGAAGCTGAAACGGGAAGAGGTGAACTGCAAGGGCCGCATCAAGACGGCACAATTTAGGCTGGCAGATGTGAACCGTGCGCTGGTGGAGGCTGGCGATAAGCTGGTGGCGCAGAAAACAGGAGAGGGGAAGCCATGATTTTGACATTGCCATTTCCTCCAAGCGTCAACGGCTATTGGCGCTCGCCTAACAAGGGATCGTCACGTGGGCGCACTTTGGTCAGTGAGCGCGGCAGGGCATTCCAGGTAGAGGCTATAGCTCAAGTAATCGAGCAACTGCGCCGCCGGCCGAAGCCGATTAGCGCCAATATCTCTGTTCATGTTGTATTTTGCCCACCGAACAAAGCGCGACGTGATTTGGATAACTACTTCAAGGCATTGTTCGATGCGATGACGCAGGCAGGCGTATGGCTGGATGACAGCCAGATTAAGCGCATAGAGGCGGAGTGGGGACCGGTCACTAAAGGCGGGAAAGTGGAACTGAGAATCAGCGAGGTGATGCCATGCGCTGCCTGTTGAAACCTATCATCATCAGCGAGCTAGGCCAGGTGATATTGAAGCCAGGTGCTGATCTGATGTCGTTGTTCGGTGATCGGGTCATGGTGACGAGGGTTCCGCCTGAATTCCGCAGGATGCCATCTGGCGCGTTGCCGACAGTAGAGCAGCAATTGGCAACTGATCCACGTTTCCGATCGTTCTTCACGCATGAGCGAGTATTGGGGGCCGCTGGTGGCCCCGCCGCTATGCGAGATTGGTTAGACCGTGGTTTTGAATGCCAGTGCGCCAGCGCAGACGGGTATCACGACAAGAACATCAGCGTGATGGAATACGGCGATCACAGCATCAGGATGTGCTGGCACCACCAGCACAAATACCGTGAGCAGACGAGCCCGATGCTAAATAAGCTGGCAGAGCAGAACGTGGCTGATTTTGTCGTTTACCGCGCCCGCGCGCACTTCATGTTTGACGAATCCCACCAGCTGACGTTGCCGGAGCTCTGCTGGTGGGCGTGGGTCAAAGAGGTTATCGATCTGATTCCTGAAGAGGTGGCCGCTGCATCACTGCGTGTGGCGCCGCACAGCGTGCCTGCTGGGGTTAAGAAAGAATCAGATATCGAGCATACGCCGGCTGCACGCCAGATTGTTGCCGAGAAAGCCAAAAAAGCGGCCAAAACGTTAGTCATCGATCCGGCCCCGCCAAAGGCGTTATTCAAGATTCCAAAGCGTGAGCGCTGGACCAGTGAGAAGTTTACCCGTTGGGTTAAGTCTCAGCCATGCGCATGCTGCGGAGCACCCTCGGACGACCCCCATCACATCATTGGCCACGGACAGGGTGGCATGGGAACCAAGGCGCACGATTTTTTAACCATCCCACTTTGCAGAAAACATCACGATGAATTGCATCGTGACATGTCACGGTGGGAGGAAGAGCACGGCACTCAGATCGAACTGTGGTTCAGATTCATCGACCACTCGTTATCGATCGGCGCCATTTCATAAGTGTGGAGTAAAAGGCGAGCTGGCATGCGGGCCAGACGCCTGGAGAAAATGCATGATTATGACCGAACAATACCTGCAGTACATCCGGGAATGTTTCATGATGGCAACTGCTGATACCAGCGGAAAGACAAAAGGGCAGCTACAGGCATTCACTGAATCAACGCAAGTATGCACTACGCGGTTGAAGCGTAAGAGACGCACTATCGTGGAGGAAGACGGAAAGCGAATTACAATTCATAGCGCACCTGTTCCTGGCACTGAAACCAGACCGAGCTCAGGGGCAATTGCGCTTATTGATCCTGCCACGTTTTCAGCTACTTCTTGGCGCAGGGCTATTTACCCAATCGCGAGCAATCAGCGCAGCTGGCTTTCATGGTGCTACACGGGCGATATTTCGTTCAGCCATCAGGAAGAGATCACTCGCTGGGCTTGGGGTGAATTCCGCGCCCGCATCGAAGTTATGGGCAAGCGCATAGCTGGTAAGACGATCGAAAAGCTTAGGGCGTTGACTTGGTTGGCCGCCCAAGATGTGAAAGCCAGGATAATGGGGGGTAAAGCTTACCAGTGCCAAGAAGTGGCTGAGCTACTTCAGGTATCCGCGCCAAACTGGTCAAAAAACTATGGGCAGTATTGGTCGCTGATGTGTGGAATATTCCAGAGGCTTGATCGGGAAGGTCTAATATCTTTATCGAGATCACGATCACAACAAAAAGCGACATTATCACAACAGGGTATTGCAAAAGTTAATTAAATAGTCCATATTTAGCGTTAATTTGATATCGTGCCATAAATGTAATGACCGGCACCAAAATTAAAACCTCGCTTCGGCGGGGTTTTCTTGTTTTCAGCCCCAGCCAACATCCGACACACACCTGGCACACCCCGTATCGCCAAATCGTTTACGGCTGGTGGCTGAACCCTATTAGCCGTGGCACAGACTGCGGTTTTTTGATGCCCTCGGTATGGAGAGGACAATTACAGCAATGAGGAGTAACGATGTCCGATCCATTAACTGCGACTGGCACCACTGCGCTGGTGTCGGCCACGATTGCGGCGCCTGCAGTTGGCATTGATTACGGGGTTATCTTTGGCGCGTTCATCGGTGCGATGTTCTACGTCACCCAGGCCAAAGACATTCCGCGAATCAGACAGGCTTTCTCGTTCGTCGTCTCATTTGGCACAGGCGTACTCGGTGCGAGTGTTGCCGGCGCTAAGCTTTCAGCATGGCTAAATTACAACGATACCCCGCTTGAGCCGTTAGGTGCGCTAATCATCTCTGCCGTCGCGGTCAAGTTGCTAACCTTCGTCAGTGAGAAGATGGAGGATCCGACATCGCTGTTTTCCAGATTCCGGGGAGGCGCGAATGGCAAGTAACGATATCTCTGTGATGTGGTTAAACCTCATTCACACAGTAACGACTAGTGATCCACTTGTTGTGCTGAATGTGTTGCTGTGCTCGGCGATTGTCTGCCGCCTGGCATGTTTCAGAAAAACAGGTTACCGGCACCGGGCATGGATAGCCTGGCTGGCATGGTTGGTTATCTGCGCCTATTCATGGATCCCGTTTCGCTTCATTGCTCAGCAGTACCAGGAAACACACTGGGGCGTAATCGCGGCGAATCTCATCATCTGCATCGCGCTGTACCGGGTTAAGGGGAACATCGCGAAACTGCTACACCCCCTGAGGCCACAATGACACAAAACGAATTTCAACGAGCGGCTGGTATTAGCGCCGGGTTAGCCGCGCGCTGGTATCCGCATCTGATCGCCACCTTTGCTGAGTTCTCTATCGAGAAGCCAGCGGCACAGGCAATGTTTATTGCTCAGGTAGGGCATGAATCAGCTGGCTTTACCCGCACGGTAGAGAGCCTGAACTACACGCCACAGGGATTGCTTTCAACCTTTGGGAAGCGCATTACTCCCTATCAGGCTGACATGCTTGGACGTACAACGGCACACGTGGCAAACCAGCCGGCGATTGCAAACCTGGTATACGCCGATCGCCTGGGGAATAAATCACGCGGTGATGGCTGGAAATACCGTGGGCGTGGGCTGATTCAGGTTACCGGCCAGGACAACTACCGATCGTGCGGTATTGCGCTGAAACTCGACCTGGTTGGCAATCCTCAATTGCTGGAGAGTGACGGTAACGCGATGCGTTCTGCCGGCTGGTTCTGGAAGTCTCGCGATTGCGGCCGCAATGCTAACGATATCGAATGGGTAACCCAACGTATCAATGGTGGCATCAACGGATTATCTGATCGCAAGGAGCGGCATGACATGGCGCGTAAGGTGCTGTTATGAATTGGTTCCCATTGCCAAATTGGAAAGCAATGCTGGTGGCAGTAGCTCTCGGATTGGTCGCGTGGCTGGCCGTCAGCAACTGGGGTTACCGCAAAGAGCTGCAGTTGACCGGCCAGAGGCTTTCAACGGAGCAGTTGAAAAACAGCAAGCAGGCGGGGTTGATAGCTACGCTGCAGGATCAGGATGCTCAGAACCGCGCACTGGTGGCTGCACAACAACAGCACGAGCAACAGCTACGCCAGCAGTACGACATTTTGCAGAGGAAATTCCGTGAAGCGATTAAAGATAATCCCTGCGCTGCTGAGCGTATGCCTGATTCTGTCGTTGAGCTCCTGCAGCAAAACTCCACCGCCGGCGCCAGAGCAGGTAATAATCCTGCCCCCTGAAACAGTATTCAGGCCATGCGAGCAGCCAAGCCTACAAGGCGACACCTGGGGCGACATTGGCAGTCATGCGCTGGCGCTTCAAACAGCGTTATCAATCTGCGCCGGCCAGGTAGCCACGCTGAACCAATGGCGGGTAGCCGTCGAGGAAAAATAGAATGGAAGACAAACCGCATAGTAGTGATGAAGATTATGGTGAATCGTGGGCTACTGGGAGCTTCGAAGATGCAGCCAGGCCGTTAATCAGATGGTTGGCTGAAAACGCACACCCGCACCACACAGCCATTGTCACCAGCAACCGCGCTGAGCTGTTAGAAGCGCAATCAGTGGTTGCGACTGAAATCTACGTGAAAGAGTAATTGGTAGGATTTACTTTCACCTTATATGACGCATGGTTATAATTCCCTGGCCATTTGGCAATATAAAAGGTGCGACATGAAAAACGGTATCTATTTCGTTACATTCAAAAGCAATAACAATGATGTTGGTCAAGGGACTGTCGTTGTTAAAGACAACACCATTAACGGTGGTGATTTTGGTTTCACCTACCAAGGTCATATCCAAGGAAATAAATTGGATTTGCATGTATCACAGCATAACCCTCAGGCAGTTAATGTTATCCAAGGTGTAAATAATTACACCATGGAAATGGTGATTGGAGAGGAAGGCGGTGGCTATGTATTGACTGGCGCTGTCAAAGGAATTCCTCAAGCACAGCTAAAGGTTATTGCTAAGTTTATTGGCAACTTGGTTTAATTCATCTAGATCTTACATAACCCGCTGCGGCGGTTTTTTTTATTGGAGGTGAGGATGGCAGGTTTAAAAGAGCTGTCGGCTCAACTCCAGAGCGTACGTAAGCAAATCCCGTTTGCTACGGCGCAGGCACTGACAAGCGTCGCCCGAAAGATAGAGGCAGCGGAGAAAACCGCGTTTAAGCGGCATCTGGAAAACCCCACACCGTTTACGGTCAACTCGGTTAAATCGTTCGGCGCCCGGAAAAGCAACCTGAAGGCCAAGGTGTTCGTGATGGACACAGCCGCGAGCTATCTGGAGCCGTTCGAATTCGGCGGCCAGCATAAGCTGAACAGCCAGGTGCTGCTGAACCCCAAGAACATCAAACTGAACAAATACGGCAACCTGACGCGCAACAAGATGGCGCAGTTGAAGGCTAAGGATGACGTGTTCATTGGTGAAATCGACGGCACCAACGGCGTCTGGCAGCGGCGTAAAGCCAAGAAAGGGAAGAAGGGCAAAAAACGGCGCAAACGCTCTGCAAATGGTACACGTCAGCCACGCATGAAGATGCCGGCGCCGAAGTTGCTGATCCAGTTCGGTGATGCTCTGCCAGTGAAACCGACGCTTGGCTATTTCGACCGTGCGCAGGCTATGGCCAATGCCTTGATGCCGACAGAGCTGAGCAGGGCTATGGCAGAGGCGATGCGAACTGCAAAATGATAGGGGATGACCATCATGGGCATGAAGGCACCAACCCCGCCACCTTATAAGCCGGGTGATGTAGTTGTGCTACCAGCACCACCTCCTCCGCCGCCGAAGGCATTCGCAGCAAGCCGTCCGATACCAAGCCAAGAGCAGACCACGGCACATTGTCACTGTCATGATCTAATTCTTCCCGGCGACATGGTGACCTACGTGGTGAGGTTCAAAAAAATTTGAACCGCGCACCTCCCTGGGGGCTCCAGAAAAAAATGGGTCCTTCCTGGCACTTTTTTATCTCACGGGCATTGCGCGCCGCGTTCTGCGTCTAGCTATCAACTTTTGAAATTTGGGTAACAGGTAACACCTGAGGTAACAGATGAACCAGTCAGATTTTGCCAAACTTCACGGCGTCAGCCGAAAGACGGTAACAACCTGGAAGGCCCGCGGCTGGCTGGTTCTGGCCGGAGACGACATTGACGTTAAAGCGTCGAATGCGAACATCGAGCGCTTCCGAAAAACCGTTACCCGACCAGAGAAAAAACCGGCAGGTAACAAGCAGGGTAACAAAACAGGTAACAGATCCTCGGGTAACAAGTCAGGTAACAAAAACGATAAGGATCTGGCCGAGTCTCCGACGAAAACCGTTGAGCGGATGATCGCCGAGCACGGCGTGACGATGACGCTTGATGAAGCGCGCCAGATGAAAGAAAACTTCCTCGCGTTGCTTACCCAGCTTGAGTACGACATTAAATCCGGGCAGGTGCTGCCGTACAAAGACATGATCGAGGCCGTAGGTAATGAATACGCCCGCATGCGCACCCGTCTCATTGCGATTGCTCCTGAACATGGCCCCCGGTTACGGGTGCTGGCTTCTACCACCAACGACGCGGAGTTTGTCCAGGCACTGCAGGAGGTGGTTTACGAGGCGATGGAGGAATTGAGCCTTGATGCAGATAACAACCGAGGAGAGAACTAACGCTGCAGCCTGGCAGAATTTCACCGGGGAGCTGCGCCAGCGTCGCTCCGATGTTCGCCCGCCCGAACCGCTGTCACTGAGCGAATGGGCTAATAAATACGCGGTGCTCTCGAAAGAAACCAGTGCGCAAACGGGTCGATTCCGATCTTTCGCGTACCAGGATGGCATGATGGATGCCATTACTGATCCGGCGGTGACGCAGGTGTCGGTGATGAAGTCGGCGCGCGTCGGCTACACCAAAATCCTTGACCACGTTGTCGGCTATTACCTGGCGCATGACCCGTCGCCGATCCTCATTGTTCAACCGCGTGTTGAAGATGCCGAAGATTACAGTAAAAACGAGATCGCGCCGATGTTGCGTGATACTCCGGTGCTGGCGGAAATCTGTGGTGATCCAAAGGCCAAGGACAGTAATCAGACCATCCTCAAAAAGACCTTTGCCAACGGCGCCAATTTGACGCTGGTGGGGGCAAATAGCCCCGGCGGTTTCCGCCGTATCACCTGCCGAATCATCTTGTTTGACGAAGTTGACGGTTATCCGTCCGGCGGCGCCGGGGTGGAAGGTGATCAGATTGCACTGGGCATTAAGCGTTCCGAAACATTCTGGAACCGCAAAATTGCCCTGGGTTCGACGCCAACAGTGAAAGGCACCAGCCGGATTGAAAAGGCGTATGAGGAAAGCGATCAGCGCCGCTATTACGTCCCGTGCCCGCACTGCGGTGAATTTCAGGTACTGGAATGGGGCGGCCCTGAGACGCCATACGGAATCAAATGGGACAAGGATGAAAATGGAGAAGGCATCCCCGAATCGGCATATTACGTCTGCCGGCATAATGGTTGCGTGATCCACCATAACGAAAAGTCGGGTATGGTGAAGCGCGGCGAATGGCGCGCAACCAAACCATTTAAAGGGCATGCGGGTTTTCACATTTGGGCGGGTTACAGCCTGTTCCCGAACGCAGCCTGGAAGTATCTGGTGGCTGAGTGGCTACGGGTGAAAAACGATCCGCTCATGCGTCAGACCTTTATCAACCTGGTGCTTGGCGAGCCGTATGAAGACCGCGGCGAAAAAGCGCTGAGCGAGAAACGCTTGCTGGAGCGCTGTGAAGTCTATGCAGCAGAAGTGCCTGACGGCGTGGCGGTATTAACGGCCGGCATCGATACCCAGGATGGTCGCTTTGAAATTGAGGTGACGGGTTGGGGACGTAATGAGGAGAGCTGGTCGATTGCCTTCGACGTGATTGAGGGCGATCTGGAAACCAACGAACCGTGGCAACGCCTCGATGCGTATCTCAAGCAGGTCTGGCGCCGGGCTGACGGGCGTGGATTCACGATCATGGCGGCCTGCATGGACTCCGGTGGCCACCATACCCAGAAAGTTTACGAGTTTGCCAAAGAGCGCCTTGGCCGCCGAATTTGGGCGATCAAGGGCGAATCGGCGCGCGGTGGTAAACGTTCGCCGGTTTGGCCGACGAAAAAGCCAACGTCCAAGTCAAAGGCCAGTTTCAAACCAATCATCATTGGGGTGAATGCGGCCAAGGATACCATCCGCGGGCGACTGCATATCGATCCGCCTGCACCGGGTGAGCCTGCAGCTAGTTACATGCATTTTCCGGCAGACCGTGACCTGAACTATTTCAGCCAGTTGCTGGCAGAACGTTCGGTGTTGAAGGTATCCGGCGGCCAGCGTTACCGAGTTTGGGAGCAGCTCCCAGGCAGGGCAAACGAAGCGCTGGACTGCAGGGTGTACAGCTATGCAGCCCTGTGCGGCCTGTTTTATCTCGGTTTAAAGCTGAATCTGCTGGCGGACAACATCGCGATAAATCCCGATCGCCTGTTGCCGGCGCCGCAGCAGCCGGAGGAAAAACAAAACCTTCGACTGCCTGGCGTCATCATTGAAGATCCGGAAAAACCGAAGCGCAAGCGCCTGTCACAACTTTTGCCATCATAAGGATCCCTATGTTTAATCGTAACACCAGCCTGTTGGCCGGTGCGATGACGCCTGCGCAATTGCAGGACGCATTGGCAAAGGCGCAACAGGCCTATATTGACCTCGCAGCCGGCGCGCGCGGTGTGTCGTTCTCGTACACGCAAGGTGATGGCACGCGTTCTGTTTCTTATCAACAAGCCTCAATGGCGGACCTGATGGCACTGATCCAGTTGCTGCAGGCGCAGTTGGGTATTGTTCCCCGCCCACGTCGGCCAATGAGGTTTAGATTCTGATGAATGACATCAAAATTTTAGGCCCGAATGGGCAGCCGCTACCGCCGATGCGGTCAAAGGCATCCATGCTGGTGGGCGGCAGCCGTGTGCCTTACGATGCGGCGGATTCGTTTAGCGACCAGTTGGCCAACTGGCAGCCTGCGTTATGGTCACCCGACAATGAGATCAATATCTACCGTGATCGCATTGTTTCCCGTGTGCGAGATCTTGCACGCAATGATGGTTGGGCCAGCGGCAGCATTACCCGCGTGCTGGATAACGCCGTCGGCGCCAACTTTCGTCCCATCCTCAAGCCTGACTATCGCATGTTGGCATTGATGACCGGCAATACAGCCTTCGACGCCACCTGGGCAGATGAATATGGCAAGGTGGTTGAGGCTCATTGGCGGTCATGGGCTAATGATCCGGGACGTTATTGCGATGTTGAGCGCAAACAAACGGTGTCTCAAATGCTGCGCCTGGGTTTTCGGCACAAGCTGCTTGATGGTGATGCGTTGGCGGTGCTGCAATACCGGCCAGACAGACTGGGGCGTGGGCGCGGCCGCTATGCCACAACGGTGCAAATCGTCGATCCGGACCGGTTGAGTAACCCGCAGCAAAACTTCGATATGCCGAATGTTCGCGGTGGTGTTGAAATTGACGGTGATGGCGCGCCAATCGCGTATCACATCCGCGAAGCACATATCGGCGATTGGTGGAGTGGCGCCAAGACGATGACGTGGCGGCGCATCCCGCGGGAAACAAGCTGGGGGCGTCCGCATGTGGTCCATGATTATGACCATGAGCGGGGCGCACAACACCGGGGAAATGGGATTTTAACGCCGGTTGTTCAGCGGCTGAAAATGCTCATCAAGTATGATCAGTCGGAGCTTGAAGCAGCTATCCTGAACGCCGTATTTGGAGCCTACATTACCTCTCCCTATGACCCGCAGATGGTTGAGGCGGCGATGGGGGAAACCTTTGACGATACTCAGATCGGTGCCTATCAAGAAGGGCGCGTTGATTTTCACAATGATCGCCGCATATCGCTGCAAAATGGCGCAAGAATGCCGATATTGTACCCCGGTGAGGATGTAAAGGCAGTTAATGCTGCCCGTCCTCACAGCAATTTTGAGGTGTTTGAAAGTGCAGCGCTGCGCAATATCGCCGCGGCAACGGGCCTGTCAACACAGCAAGTAACGCAGGACTGGTCTGATGTTAACTACAGTTCGGCACGCTCTGCGATGCTTGAGGCCTGGAAGACACTGACCCGCCGACGCGATGATTTTTCTGTGGGGTTCGCCCAGCCGATCCTGTCCGCTTTTATTGAAGAAATCCACGATACGGAAGACTTACCGCTGCCCAGTGGTGCACCGCACTTTCTGGACGCTAGGGCGGCGTATTGCCGTGCTCGCTGGATGGGGCCTGGTCGTGGCTGGGTGGACCCGGTGGCGGAGAAGAAAGGCGCCATTCTGGGTATGGATGCCGGGCTTTCAACGCTTGAAATGGAATCGGCAGAAAACGCCGGCGAGGACTGGGAAGAAATGCTGGATCAGCGTGCGCGCGAGATTGCCGCCTTCAAAGAGCGGGGGCTACCGGTTCCGAGCTGGGCTCAGGCTGAAATCCTGGCACCTGAAACAATTAAAGATCCGGAGGCAGAGTGAATTTACCGCACCTGGCGCAGCGACTGTTTAACACACCGCTGGCGCTGCACCCGCAAAAGGCCGAAGTGGTCATGGCCGCGATGATGGACCGGTTCGGGATAACCCGCATCAACACGCTGGCATCTGACTGGCTGGGGGATGATGAAAGTTTTACCCGAAAAGCACGTAAACAGGACGCCGGCTATGACGTGGTTGGCGGTATCGCGGTGATCCCCGTGCAGGGGACATTGGTTCAGAAGTTGGGCAGTCTGCGACCCTACAGCGGTATGACGGGCTACGACGGGATCAGACAGTCGTTCCTGACCGCGATCAGTGACCCCGAAGTGAGCGGCATCTGCCTCGATATCGATTCTCCCGGCGGTGAGGTAGCCGGCTGTTTCGATCTGGTAGATGAAATTTATCACGCCCGCGGTTCAAAACCGATCCACGCCATCCTTACCGAAAATGCGTATTCCGCCGCGTATGCCATCGCCAGCGCGGCAGATTGCATTCATGTACCGCGCACCGGTGGTGTCGGTTCGGTCGGGGTGATCGTCATTCATTGTGACTGGTCACAGCGAATTAAAGAAGATGGCCTGGCGGTCACCATCATCACCTACGGTGACCGTAAAGCCGAGAGCAACCCCTACGTCAAATTGAGCGATCAGGCCCGTGCCGCGATTCAGGATGATGTAGATGCGATGGGTAGGCTTTTTGTCAGTACGGTAGCCCGTAACCGGGGGATCACTGAAAAAACTATCCGTAACACCCAGGCTGCCTGTTTCCTGGCGGCTGATGGCGTCAAGTTGGGGCTTGCCGATGCGGTGATGACCCCTGATGCCGCATTCCGAAAATTAATCAATGAAGCAGGAGCTTAACGTATGTCTTATTTAAAGTTTGCCCATCTTCTCGGCCTCAATAAAAAAGCGTCTGAGGGAGAGGAAGACGAAAAAGAAAAATCTCGGCGAGCGGAAGAAGAGGAACGCAATTCTGAAGAAAATGAAGAGCGTGACCCTGATGCTGAAGAGAATGAAGAGCGTGACCCTGATGCCGAGGAGGATGGCGACGAAAAGGAAAAAGGGAAAAAGGCGAAATCCCGTCGTGCTGAAGAAGACGACGAAGACGCGGAAGAGGATGAAAACCGCGATGTGAAAAAAGGTCGCCGGGCAGAGCGGAAACGTTGCGCCGCCATTTTTGGCAGTAAGCATGCCGCCGGCCGCCCGGACATGGCCGCTCACCTGGCTTTCAATACCCGGATGAGTGCGCGTGAAGCCATCGACACGCTGGCGACGATGGGCGCCGTAGCCCCGCAGCCACAAGGTAGAAAGTCGCTGGATGCCCGGATGCGTGAATCTGAGCAGGCACGATTGGGGCCCGACGGCGATAAGCCTGCAACGGGTAAAAATGCGCTGGTAAGCAAAATGACCAGTCTCTATGACACTGCACGAGGTAACAAGTAATGGACCAGTTTGGACAAAATCAATTCGCGCCGGGCATGGAAAGTTCGCTGTTCGTACCCGATCAGCTGGTTTCCGGCCCGTTACAGCTGGTCACTGACTCGGTCACGATCGGTGTTTCAGGGGCGCTTAAACGTGGGACGGTACTCGGCTTGGTCACCGCGACCGGCGCGTATATTCCGAGCAAAAAAGACGCCACCGACGGCAGTGAAAAGCCGTCTGCCATTTTGGTCGATAACGTAGACACCACAACCACAGCACAAACTGGCGGTGTGTATCTGATGGGAGAGTTTAACCAGCATCGCCTGATCTTCGACGCGACCTGGACCATTGCTGAACTGAAAGTGCAATTCCGCCCGTTGGCCATCTTCCTGCGCGATAGCATCCAGTCGCCGGTATCCTGATCTAACCCCTTTGAAACGTAACTGATGCCAGTTCTTTGGCAGGGTTGCACTCGTCCTGAATTCTGGCCGGCCACGGTGCCGGCATCATAAAGAGACTGAATATGGAAAACATTTTTGATACCAGCGTGCTGGTCCAGGTCGTCCCTAACCTGAAAACCAGCCAAAACTGGCTTCTGGATCGCTTCTTCCCGAACGTGGTGACTTACGAGACGGAAGAGGTTGCCATCGATGTGGACGTGGGTCTGCGTCGTATGGCGCCATTCGTATCGCCGCTGGTGGAAGGTAAACTGGTCGAGAGTCGCAAATACCAGACCAATACCTTTAAGCCGGCATACATCAAAGACAAGCGCGCACCGGATCTGCGTAAACCGATTCGCCGACAGATCGGCGAACGCATCGGCGGCGAATTTACCGCGGCAGAGCGCGAAATGCTGAACCTGCAGTTCGAGATGGCAGATCAGATTGACATGATTAACCGCCGTCTTGAATGGATGGCCAGCAGCGCCATGGTGTCAGGGAAAGTCACCGTGAATGGTGAAGGTTATGAAACCAAGGTAGTGGATTTTGGCCGTTCGCCGGATCTGACCATCACCCTTAGTGGCAGCGATAAATGGCCGTTAACGGTTGCCGCAGGCGCGACCAACACGCAGCCATCGGATGATATTGAAGAATGGCAGACGCTGATCCTCAAAAACTCCGGCGCGGTACCGACGGATCTGATCTTCACTAACAAGGCGTGGAAAGCGTTCCGGCTGGATACCACGATCAAGGACAACGCCATCACTTTCCCAGCGTTGAGCCCGTTCGGCAACCAGATTAATGCCGGTGCGCAGGTGCAGAAAGGGGCCGTTTATAAAGGCCGCTGGGGCAACTTCGACCTGTGGCTGTATAACGACTGGTTCATTGACCCGCTGGACAATATCGAAAAACCGATGATCCCTGATGGTGCCGTCATTATGTCTGGCGCTGATCTGATGGGGACTCGTGCGTTTGGCGTGATCCTCGATCCTGCTTTCAACTATGGCCCTCTGGCCTATGCCCCTAAGACCTGGGTGAAAGAAGATCCGGCGCAACGCCTGCTGATGATGCAGTCAGCTCCGTTGGTTATCCCAAGCCGGGTAAATGCTGCACTCTGCGCGACGGTGGTGTGATATGGCATCGAAAAAACAGCAAGGTAACGAACTGGGCGGCTTGCCGCCCGAGTTAATGGTAGGTGAACAGGAAAACGGTGAAGAGTTGAAAGTTGACGGCCGGGCGCCAGAAAATTCTACCGAGACCGAGACCGAGACCGAGACCGAGACCGAGACCGAGACCGAGACCGAGACCGAGACCGAGACCGAGACCGACGATGATGACGATCAGGACGGTGAACAGCTGCCGGCCGGCATGGTTTCAGTGGTTGTCACCAAAGGTAACACGGTGCGGCACGATGGCTGCGACTATCCAGAAAACCGCGCGTTCACGTTGCCGGTAGTGGATGCGCATCGCCTGATTGGCCTGGGCGTGGTTGCTGATGTTGAACAGGTCCGCAAGTTAGCATTGCTTCGATGCGCGCCGGCCGTATCTGTGCAATCGGGGGAGTAATGGGAATCAACTGGGATCAGCATTTGCTTGCGCCGTTGCACGGCGTTTTTGGTGACCCGGTTGAGTATCGCCCTGGCGGCGGCGCGGAGCCTTACACCATTAGCGGCATATTCGATCGGGCTTATACGCAAGAGGTTGAGCCGCTGGACGATGGCAGCACTATTAACACCACCAAACCTGTGCTGGGTGTGCGTGATAGTCAGTTCCGGTCGCCGCCTAAACAGGGGGACAGGGTATTGGTCGGCATCGTTGGTGGGGTGCCGGTCAATACGCTCTTTGCCGTTGCGGATGTTCAACCTGATAGCCACGGGGGGACGAAGCTTATTCTCAATAAGGTGAAATCATGAACCCGAGAGGAGTCCGGTTGCTGATCATTGAGGCGTTGAAGAATAAGACCGATGCCGCCGATCGGGTTTATTCACCTCGGGACTGGCCCACCACTGCTGATATGTATCCTGTTCTCCTGGTGCAGACACCGATCGACGTGAAGAATTCGCTGGGGCGCAATGTGCCCCAGTTCAACACGGTGACCACGGTCCGCATCACCGGCCGTCTGCAGGAACTGGACGATGCGGCGGAGGACAATGGGGCAGAAAAAGCCGAAGAAGCGCTGGAGCAGCTACGCGAGCAGGTAGAGCGCGCGGTCATCAATAGCTATGAACTGACGCGAAAAATTCAGCAGTTTCTGCAGGTGCGTTCGACCATTGGTGTTGACGCCGACGGCGAAGGGCATACCGCCCAGTTACTGATGGAACTGGATATCGAATACTATCAGGGCCCCGAAGAGTTTTATGAAATTGACGCGTCTCCGCTTGAGGGAATTGACGTCACGATCTCCATGCCTGATGGCACCCCTGAACCACTCGTAAAAATCGATCTGGAGTAACCCTATGTTTGTGAAACCCGTACCGGGGCGCATTGTGCGCGATCCGGTCAAGGGCACCTTTTTGCCGGAATCCGGTGAACAGGTTCCCGATAATATTTTTTGGGGGCGCCGCCTGAAGGATGGCGATGTACAAAAATTCGACCCTAACGCATCAGCTAAGCCGGTGGCGGGGAAGAAAAGCCAGGAGAGTGATCAATGACCGTTCCATTTACTCGTATCCCGTCAAACGAACGCGCGCCATTTTTCTTCGCGGAATTTGATAACTCGATGGCGAATACTGCGACTGCGGTTCAGCGCACGCTGTTGATCGGGCAAATGCTGTCAACGGCGACGGCAACGCCAGGCATCCCGCAGAAAGTTTCTTCTGAATCGGCGGTAGCAGGCATCTGCGGCAATGGCTCCATGTTGCACAACATGATGGCGGCGTATCTGGCCAACGACATTTCTGCGGAAATCTGGATCCTGCCGTTATCGGATGGCACCACCGGAACAGCAGCGGCAGCCGGTAAATTACAGGTGGTGACAGCGGCGGCTGCGACCGGCGTTTTGTCGCTCTACATTGCCGGTATTCGCGTTCAGCTCACGGTCGTCAGTACCGATGATAATGTTGCCGTGGCCGCGGCGATTGCAGCGGCGATCAACGGTCAAAGCAAGCTGCCGGTTACTGCTGTCGTGGATACAACAGCCACTGATACGGTGAACCTGACGGCGAAAAATAAAGGTGCGCACGGTAACAGCATCGATATTCGCCTAAATTATCAGGGTGCTGCCGGCGGTGAGGAAACCCCGCAGGGCATGGAATTGAAGATCACGGCAATGGCCGGCGGTGCCGGTGCGCCGTCTCTGACTGATCCGCTGGGTAATCTGCAAGATCGCGCATTTGACTTCATCGTCAACCCCTACACGGACACCACGTCGCTGGATGCCGTGAAAGAGTTCCTGTCAGATGCTACCGGCCGTTGGTCTTACGCACAGCAGCTCTATGGTCATTCATTCGGCGCGCTGGCGGGCACGTATGGTTCCTTGTCCGCCGCCGGCGAAGCACGCAATAACCAGCATGAGACGCTGCTGGGGATCAATGGCTCACCGACGCCCGCTTATCTTTGGGCGGCAGCGTTGACCGGGGCGATTGCGCCGAGCCTGCGGAACGATCCGGGCCGTCCAACGCAGACGTTGACGATCAGTGGTGTACTGGCTCCGCCGCTGGAATCCCGCTTCATGCTGACCGAGCGCAATAATCTGCTGTACAGCGGCATCTCAACGTTTACGGTCGCTGATGATGGTTCTGTGCAGGTTGAAAAGACCATCACCACCTACCAGAAAAACAAGTTCGGCGATGCAGATGACAGCTACCTGAACATTGAGACGCTCTATCTGCTGATGTTCGTGACCCGTTTCCTGCGCACGCAAATCACTTCAAAGTTCGGCCGCATGAAGCTGGCCAACGACGGCACCCGTTTTGCACCAGGCTCCGCGATTGTGACGCCCAACGTGATCCGCGCGGAACTGATCGCCCAGTATCGCACGCTGGAATATAACGGCTATGTGCAGGACGCCGCGGCATTTGCTGAGACGTTGCTGGTGGAGCGTAACAGCAGCAATACCAAGCGGATCGATGTGCTGTGGACGGGTACGTTGATCGACCAACTGGAAATTTTCGCACTACTCAATCAATGGCGACGCGCACAGACCGCGGCCTAAGGGGGATTTATGGGAGATACAACTAACCGCCTGGCCGGTACTGCATACGTTACCATCGACGGTGTAACGGTCATGGTTGCCGGCCAGTTCAAATACAGCCCCTGTAAATGGGAACGCTCTACGTTGACAGGGATGGATGGTGTCCACGGTTACGAAGAGAAGCCGCGGGCGCCGTTTATTTCCTACCAGGCGCGTGACAGCGGCGGGACGTCGATCGCTAAAATCAACGATTCCACCAACGTCACGGTGGTCGTTGAGCTGGCCAACGGTAAAACAGTGATCGGCGAAAACATGTGGTCCGTGAATACGCAAGATGTTGATAGCGAAGAAGCGGTGTTTGATGTTCGCTGGGAAGGCGGATCCGTAACGGAGTATTGATATGGCAGTGCTTGATAAAACCAAAACGATCGTACTCAGCAAAGCGCTGGAGATGGCAAACATCCGCTACGAGAGCATCGAACTGAAAGAGCCCGCACTGGCTGAGGTTGAGCAGTTCTATGAAACACAGCGCAGCAAGAATGGCATGGCGGCCATGAAGCTGCTGCTGGCGTTAAATTCCGGCATAACTGAAAAAGTGTTGAGTGGCATGGCTTACACCGATTACAGGAAGTGTGAGGACTACCTGATGTCTTTTTTGACCTTCGATCCCTCGGCGGATGGCAGCAACTAGCTGCTGAGGTGACGAAGTATTACGGGTGGGGGCCGCAGGATGCGTGGTCCCTGACCCGTACCCGGTTGGATTTTTGGGCCGATCAGGCCCGTCGGATAGAAAAGCTTAAGGCGGGCAAGTAATGGCCAAGTCATTTGACTTTGAGCTGACGGCTAATGATGAGGCGTCAGCCGCAATTCTGCGGATTGAGGAAATTGTAAAGCACCTCAATCCGCTGTTGGACAGAACGCGCGATGCGTTGGCGTTGGGCGGTCAGGAATCCAGAGATAACCTTGACGATTTGGGCAGCCGTTTTGATGTGTTGGCTAAAAATGCCAGAAGCGGCGTCCAGTTCATCGGCGATTTGGTCCCGCCGCTTAAAATGGTCGGTGGATTAACCCTCGGACTGGGTGGCGCTGCAGCGGTCGTCAATGTTGTTAAAAACAACCTGACCAATTTTGCCAACGCCGGCTACCGGATCGATACCGTTGCAAAAAACGTCAGCATGACGGCGGACGCGTTTCAGGAACTGACTGGCGCCATGATTGAAAACGGCAGCGCGCGTGAGGCTGCGGAAGGTTCGGTCAGTGAGTTGTTTGAAAAGGCGAATGATGCTGTACACGGCCGTAATGAGGGCTTTCTCGCCTTGCTGAAACAGCGAGGGATAGGGATCAGCGAAACCAAGGATGGCCTGGCCGATGTAGGCAAGCTGATTAACGACCTCAACCGCGCCATGCAATCACTCCCTGCTGGGCAGCAGGCGCTGTTTGCCAACAAATTGGGCATTTCGCCCGATCTTCTCAGCTATCTGCGCAACACGACCAGTGAAGTTCAACGGCTCAAGGATCAGGCCCGCCGGGATGGCCTGATATTTACCGAGAAGGATCTGCAGAATGCCCTGGCGTTCAAGCAGCAGCTGAACCAGATAGGTGCTGCCTATGACGGCATGCTGATGAAAGGGCAGGCCTGGCTGGGCCAGTCGGAAACCTTGGCGGCTTCGGTAGACCAGATCAAGCAGGTCGTCACCAATGGTCTGGACAGTACGGCTATCGGTTCGATCCTGACGTTTAACAGCGGCGGGAAACAGGCCGATATTTTGCGGCAGGCTCAAGGCGACGAGAAATTTAAAGACACGCTTTCATGGAAAGAGAAGCTGGATTTAAAACTGGGCTATGCGTCGGAAGATCTGATCAAGAAACTGAACGGTTATTATAAGCCCGTATGGCGCGCCGACCAGCTGAGAGCCGATACCGAGAAAATTTCAGGTTACCCGGCGCTGGCTGAAAATGGGGCGATGTTGCCGTATGGCCAGCCGGGGAATAATGCACTCGGGCTGCGTAACAATAATCCTGGCAATCTGCGTTCAGCACCGAATACGACTGGCCGAAACGGCGGCTTTGTCACGTTCGAAAATCCCAATGATGGGCTGGCGGCGCTTTCTCGACAGCTGATGCTGTTCGGCGATCGGGGGAATAATACGTTAAACCGAATGATTAGGACTTATGCGCCACCTAATGAAAATATCACCCAGGCCTATATTGATGGTGTGGCAAAACAAACAGGCTTTAACCCCGCGGAACCGCTGGACCTGCATTCACCGGCGGTGCTTGAAAAGCTTATCCCGGCCATCATCAAGCATGAAAACGGCGCCCAGCCATACAGCCGCGATCAAATTTTCAGAGGGATCAGCGATTCGGTCTTTGATCCTCGCTGGTCTGGCTTGCGTGACCAGAATAATCTTTACGGGCAGCGAGCATCTGGTTTGTTCGAACTCTCTGATCAGGGGCAGTCATTACAGCCGCCAACGCCAAAGGATTCGCCAACTCAAGCCTCGCTGTTTGCACCGAATGATCAGCGAGAGGAAACCATCGGCCAGATCTCTGATGCCATGTCTAAGGCGATCGACGAGAACAAATTCCAACTGGAAATTACACTGGTCAATCCCCAGACCGGCGAGCGCCGCAAGGTTCAAACTGAAGGCGGTGGCCGCGTGGCCTTGTCAATGCAATCAATATCATAACCTACGTGATTGCAGGTTATGATTTTTAGGTTCTATCGTGGGCGTTCTTCATCTCCTTTTGATAGGCATTCTGGTGCTAACTCCCAAGCTGCATCTTTTGTGCTGATTTGGCAGAAGTTTTCACCGTTATTATTAACGAGGAATTTAGGGAAATAAGCCCCTTTTTCATCATGACTTATTTTTTCTACGACAATACATGATTGGCATCTTTCGGAATTTGCTACTGCAATGAAATTCCCGTCTGTTATAAATCTCTCTTTTAATTGGTGAGAGGCTATTTTTAATTTTTGCATTGGCACGCTAAATGCGTGTATGGCGTCACTAGTGGTCCATGCCATTGTTGAAAAATAGACAACTCCATTCTCTTTGTCGTATGAGTTTAATCTCATGTTTTCTAATGTTTGTTTTGGTTCGAATTTTTTGGGGTCGTTAAAAAGCAGCCTAACCTTATTCGGTTCGCCTTTTGAATTTTCATAAACCCCATACAATACGCTATTTCCGTTTTGTTCATTGTATGTGGTCACGTAGAAGAATTCTTCATCATCTAGCTTTATAACTGAGGTAAGTTTGGCGCCATCAGATTCTGTAATCCAGCTTGTAACGTTTCTACCACTGAAACAGGCTTTTTCTGGTGTGTTTCTCGAGTTGGTTATAATTGGGAAGGTAAAGCCTTTATATCCCATATTGTAACTGTTTTCACAAGTACTTGAGTGCGCATATAACGGTATTAATGATAGAGAAAAAATCATTTTACATATCGTATTCATCTGTCAGTTCCCTTTTTATCAGAGTCCATAGCATTTTATGGAGAAAACATGGCACTAATCAATGACGCATTATCTTCCTTGCTGGGGAGTGGTGGTGGCTGGGACTGGTTTGAGCATATTCACCCGGCATCATTTCGCGGCGTTCCTTTTGCGGTAGTCAGTGCCGAAGGCGTATTTGGCCGGCGCCAGGCCGTGCATGAATACCCTTATCGCAACACCGCCTGGGTGGAAGACCTTGGGCGTGGTACGCGCAAATTAACGATCAGGGGGTTCATCGTCCATAACAGCCTGGCGTATGACGCACCTGACGTGATAACGCAGCGTGATTCGCTGGTGGCTGCGTGCGAGACGGAAGGTCCGGGAACGTTGATACATCCGACGCTTGGGGAGCTTACCGTAAGTGTGCCGGATGGCGGTTTGCGAGTACTTGAGAGCGTGGATAACGGCCGTTCCTTCGAGTTTACCCTGACGGTCATTGAGTCCGGTTTAAAGGTGTTTGCGATCACCGGCAGCACTCAGGCGGCATCACTGGTTCAGGCAAACTGGTTACGAACCGGCCTGATGGCGGCCACAAAATTTATTGCCACAGTTAAAGGTGAGATCCGCAGTGTAACTCAGACCATCAAGACGTTGCGCAATACCGCTGCGTTTTGGGGAAACATGGTGAAAAGCACCGCAAATGAGGTCACTAATCTCAGTAATGTCCTGAAATCGACCTTCGGTAGCGCCCGGTATGGGCGATACAACAAAGGCACCGTAGGGGGAGGAGTTTCGGGATCAACCGGTGCAGTAAATCGAACAGCAGATACCGACAATTACGCCGGATTGGTTAACAAAAAAATGGCGCAAGCGGTAACAGGACGCGCCGAATTGTTGGCGCTCACGGCCACATTTGAGGGGGTAGCCTCCGTCGATACCTTCCCCGTTGATGCCAGGGCCATTATTGATGCGGTCATTTCGTTCAGCGGCAGTGTAGAAGAAAAAATCCGCATGCTGGAAACGTTGGCCTCGTATCGAAACACCACGTTTTATGCCACCTCGGGTGAAAATTCGGTAGCCAATGGCGCCACTATCCTGCTCTGCGTACTGTCCGCCGGCGCACTGGCAGCGACCGCCGCCAATTATGAGCCATCAAGCTATGACGATGCCATTTTGATGCTTAATCGAGTCTGCGACACGCTGGATGAGGTGCTGCTGATGGCGGCGGATGCCGGGGACGACGACGATTATCTGAACCTGTTGCAAACCCGCGATGCGCTGGTCAACGCCTACAGCCAGAAAGGCGCCGTTCTTAGTTCACTGACCCAGGTTGTTATGCCCACATCGTTACCGGCGTTGGTGCTGGCCAACCGCATGTATCAGGACGGTGCTCGGGGTGATGAACTGGTTCAGTCTGTCGGGCCGCGCCATCCGGCATTCATGCCCACCAAATTTAAAGCGCTGAGAAAATGAAAGATGAACTGATTTTGACGGCCGGCGGTAAGCGTATTTCCGGCTGGGATTCTGTTCGCGTTACGCGAGGCATTGAGCGCTTGCCATCGGATTTCGACTTGTCGTTGATGGACTACTACCCCGGTAACGAAGAAAAGCAGCTGGTGCTGCCCGGAGACAGCTGCACGGTGCATCTGGGGGATGATCTGGTCATGACCGGCTATGTCGATCGCTGGAATCCGGTGATTGGCAAAGAGCGCCATGAAGTTCGCGCTACGGGAAGGAGTAAATGCCAGGACCTGGTGGATTGTTCAGCTGAATGGCCTAACAACGTGATCAGCCAGGCTAATGCCCTGCAGATAGCGCAAAAGCTGGCGGCACCATACGGCATCACCGTCAGTAGCGACGTGAATAATATGACGACGGTTCCCCAATTTACCCTGAACTGGGGGGAGTCTTCGCAAGAAGTGATCGACCGGATCACCCGTTGGGCCGCACTAATGTATTACGACAAGCCCGATGGAAGTCTTTTCCTTACCCGCGTCGGAACCGCCAAGGCGGCCAGCGGCGTGGCGCAAGGGGAAAATATTGAGACGGCATCTTTTATGTCATCGATGGACGAACGGTTTTCCGATTATGTCGGGGTATCAATGTCGATGACGCCGGCGATGGAGTTGTCCCCGGATAGCGGCTATTCCGCCGTTACCCTGGCGCGCGCTCAGGATCCGGAAGTCGCCAAAATGCGTTACCGTAATCGGATTGTCATCGTTGAGAGCACGATGAACTCTCACGGTCAGGCGCAAAACTGCATCGACTGGGAGATGAACCGGCGATATGGCCGTTCACGACGCCTGCAGGTGGAGATCGATAGCTGGCGAGACAAGGCCGGGAAACTGTGGGAGCCGAATACGCTGATCCCCATCAATATTCCTGTTTTTGGGCTCAATAACGTGCAGTGGCTTCTGGCGGAGGTCACCTTTACCCGTGACGAGCGAGGCACGCGGGCCAATCTCATCATGATGCCGAAAGAAGCATTTGCCGTTCAACCCTATCAATTCTATAGCCAGGTGCAGGAGCTAAATCGATGAATGACGGCATGTTGAGGCAGCTTGGGCGCCGGGTGGCCATGATGATCGGCCTGGGCAAGATCACCGGGTACGGCGATGCCGGCGGAATTCAAAAACTACAGTATCAGACGCCACTGGAGGTGAGGGGTGACACCCCGCGAATGGCGGAGTTTGGATTTTCTTCCGGTCTCCCGGTGGGTACGGATGTGGTGCTGGCGTATCTGGGGGGTGATCGTTCCAGCGCCGTGATCGTGGCCAGCAACAATCAACAATACCGGCAATCGGGTTTAAAAAGCGGCGAAACGCTGATTTATAACCAGTGGGGAATGTTTGTAAAACTCACAGAAAACGGCATTGAGATAGAAGCGAAAGGGAAGCCGGTAACAGTGACCAATGCGACCACAGTTACCGTCACGGCCACTGAAAAAATCAGACTTGAAACGCCGCGTTTGGAAGTGACCGGCGACGTGATCGACAACTGCGACAGCAATGGCGCCACGCTAAAAGCATTACGCGATACCTATAACGATCACAGCCATAACGTGAAAAATGTCCAGAGCGGCAACGATGAGAAGACCAGCGAGAAACCGGGGGAGATCGTCGAATGAGTGATATCAGCTCTTACTGGGATATTGAACGGCTAGTAGCTGAGTGGCGTGAGGGAAACGGAGATCTGATCAATGGCGATGACCTGCAGACCGCGATGATTATCAGTCTGTTCACCGACCGTGTCGCCCGTGATGACGATGATATAGACGGAGACGACCGACGCGGTTGGTGGGGGGATATGGGGGAGGATCATAACATCGGCTCCCGCCTTTGGTTGTTGCGCCGTCAGAAATTGACCCAGGCAGTTGCTCAAAAAGCGGAAGATTATGCCCGCGAGGCATTGCAGTGGCTGATCTCTGATGGTGTGGTGTCGTCGTTCACAATAGCAACCCAGATCGTTTATCCACGCCGGCTAAATATGGTCATTCGTTATCTGCGTCCGGGTAACGGTGACCGCACGGACATGCGATTTTTTTGGGTTTGGGAGCAATAAACTATGCCTTTCAATCGACCGACACTCACCGAATTGCGTGAGAAGAGTCGCACACAGCTTCAGGCTGAACTGAGAAAGACCGGTGCGCTGTTGCGCTATTCCAACTTGCGTGTTTTGGCGGATGCTGACGCCGGCCTCGCCCATTTACATTACGGGTACCTGGATTATATCGCGCTGCAGTCCACCCCTTTTAATGCCACTGATGAATGGCTATCTGGATGGGCTGGCCTTAAAAGTGTCTACCAAAACCCGACCAATCCGGCATCCACACCGTCTTATGAATTTAGCGGAACTGCGGGTGCTCCCATCAACAAAGGGGCCGTGTTGCGCCGCGGAGATGGTTATCTCTACCGGCTTGAGGAAAGCGTAACGATCGGGGCAAATGGGAAAGGTGTCGGCAAGCTTACCGCAATATTGCCCGACATCATTGACGACCCGACTGGGGGCGGTATTGAAGGTAATGCGGATGCCGGCACGACCCTGACACTGGATGTTTCACTACCTGGCATTGATGCCAGCGGCGTAATGCTCGAGCCCGCAAGCGGCGGAGCAGATATCGAGACGCAGGAAAGTTTCCGCGCCCGTATGCTGCTGGCCTATCAAAATCCGCCCCAGGGCGGTAGCGATACCGATTACGAGCAGTGGGCGCTGGCGGTGCCTGGCGTTACACGTTGCTGGCCCAAACGGCGCCTGATGGGAGCCGGTACGGTTGGGGTGTACATCATGTGCGACGGTAACGACGAAACCAATCACGGTTTCCCGGTAGGGACTGACGGCATTTCCCAGCTGGATGACTGGGGCGCACAGAAGGCCACTGGAGATCAGGGGCGTGTGGCTGATTACATCTACCCACGCGCCCCTGTCACTGCGCTAGTTTACGTATGTTCGCCAGTGCCCAAGACCGTGGATTTTGAGATCAGCGGTATCACGCACGTTGGCAGCGACATTACTGCGGCCATTGCAGCGGCTATCGACAATGTCTTTTTTGAAGGTGGAACACCGGTCGGCAATGGGAGGATTTTCCTCTCTGACCTGAATAGGGCTATCGGGGACATTGAAGGAACGGCCGGATTTATCCTTGTTTCCCCCTCAGCAAATATCGATTTGGGGGTAGGGCAGCTGCCTGTTCGTGGTGAGGTGAATTACACATGAGCAAGTTTACCGCAGAAGAATATCAATGCGCCCTTCAGTCGCTAATTCCGACCGGGTTAGCGTGGCCACGCGACCCTGGAGGCGTTCAGGCCGCGGTCATTCGCGCGCTGGGCGCTGGTTTTCAGCGTAGTGATAACGATGCGATAGCGTTGCTTGTAGGCGCATTCCCAGAAACCGCCACCATCATGCTGACTGAATGGGAAAAAACGCTCGGCTTGCCGGATGATTGTTCTATCGGAGAGGTTGACACGATAGCGAAACGCCAGGCGGCCGTGGTATCGAAATTTATTAGTACCGGCGGGCAGTCTCGAACCTATTTTATCAGTATCGCCAGAGCGCTCGGTTACAACATCATGATCAAAGAATACCGCCAGGCTCGAGCGGGGTTATCTGTCTGTGGTGACGGGCTTAACGGCGATGACTGGCCATTTGTGTGGCTGGTGGAGGCAGAGGAAACAACCATTTCCTATGCCCGAGCCGGGATGAGTTACTGCGGCGATCCGCTGCGCTCATGGGGCAATAGGCAGCTTGAGTGTCGAATGAATGCGCTCTCGCCTTCACATACGATCGTTAAATTTGGCTATATCAATTTTGGATTTAATGACGAGGGCGTTTACGACGTCACTCCAGAGTTTGCTGATATGTTCGACACGGCTTCGGGGTATCTGTAATCAAATTTAGTTTAATTTTCAGGAGTAATTATGCGAAAAGTTGGAAGCACTACGGATACTGCAGATGCAAACGGCGAATACACAAATGGTAATGTTGCTCAAGGTATTCCCCCTACAATTATTAATGCTGAAATGCTTAATACATTTCAGAGGGAGCTGGTTAATGTTGTCGAAGGGGCTGGAATTTCGTTGGACCCATCGAATGATTCTCAGGTGCTAGAAGCAGTGAGGAAGTTGCTTTCCACTGGCCGATTATTGAATGTGAAAACTTTCACCACTTCTGGAACGTATACGCCAACACCTGGAACTAAATCGATCATTGTTGAGGGGGTTGGTGGTGGTGGTGGCGCAGGAGGGGCTCCGTTTACTAGTTCCGGCTACTATACTGGAACAGGTGGTGGTGGGGCTGGGGGGTATTTCAAAACGCGAATCACCAATATTCCTGCCACAGTACTCGTAACTGTAGGAAAAGGGGGGAGTGGTGGCGCAGGGGGAGAAATCGGAAACAACTCAAATGGAGGTGATGGCGAGCTTACGAGTTTCGGTTCCTATGCACAAGCATCAGGCGGAAAAGGTTCGACAACTACCAACACACCAGAAAACACTGGTTTATCATATCGATTTGGATCTGGCTTTGGCGGTTTTGCTACAAATGGGAACATTATTAATAGTAACGGGAGTGCGGGAACTGCATCATTAATTCTAACAGTAGGTAGCGGCCTTAGCGGTGCTGGGGGGGCTAGTTTCTTTAGTGCTGGTGGGGCACCAACTCCTTTTAATTCGCCCGGTTCTGATGGTAAAGCAGGTGCTGGTGGAGGTGGTGTGGTCAGCATGAGTAATTCTTCAGTGGTTTGCAAAGGAGGGAGCGGAGGTGACGGCCTAGTCATTGTCTATGAATACGCCTAAGCACAAGCATTCAGACCTGTAACTAAGAATGAATATAGACGGTTAATTATCAATAAGGTATCATTAAAGTAGTGAATTACTTTTTAAGAGACTGATGCATTGAGTGCTGCCAAAGTTAACAATATTCATTACTTAAGGGGCGCAGCTTCTTTACTTGTTGTTTGCTATCACTTGAAATTTTACCTAAACAATATTTATGATGTTAAAATGTTGGGTGATATTCTTTTCAAGTTTGGGGCGTTTGGAGTTGATTTGTTTTTCGTCATAAGCGGGTTTGTTATATGCTTAGCGACGGAGAAAAAAGAAAACGCCCGCCCCGCAGCATTCATACTACATCGTTTTTTTAGAATATACCCCCTGCTTGTTTTTTGCATGGCTTTTTTTTATTTTTTGTTTAATAAAGGGAGCGAAATCACACCTTTCCTAAGAGGCGTGATGCCGTTGAATGCTAATTATAGTGCTGGAGCTCCTTTCTTTGGGTGGAATATTTTAATTCCTGCGTGGACGCTTACCTATGAGTTAGCATTTTATAGTATTTTCTTATTTGCCATGACAATTAGTCACAAGAATAGGATTTTGATCTCTACATTCCTTATTCTTTTTTTCATAATTTCGTTTCAATGGTTGTTTTCTTCAAGCGTAACGCTATCAGCTTATAACAATAATTCATTTCTTGAAGATAGCTGGCTTCACGCACCGGTAACATTTCTGGCATCCCCTCTTTTTATTGATTTTATTTATGGGATGGTGATATATTTATTGTTTAAATATATAAAAGAAAATCACATAACACTCCACGCTTGGTTGTCTGTTTTTCTTGTTTTTGTTTTATGCTCATCTTTTGTACTCGCGATATTATACATAAATGCAGGTCATGGTCCTTTGCGTTGGGGGATACTAGGTGCATTGATTGTAATTTCTCTGGTAATATTGGAAATCCAAAGGAGACCGAGTGATATTAAACCTCTTGCCTTGCTTGGTGATATCTCTTACTCGCTGTATTTATCTCATGAGATAGTCATTAAAATAATCACGAAGAATGTTGTTGAACATGGGTATGGTGAAAAGCTAACGGGGGTTAGTTCTTTTGTTATGATGATATTGATTTGTATCAGTGTGGCTATTTGCTTAAACAAATTTATAGAAAGACCTTTTATAAGGTTGGGTAGAAGAATCTTGCTTAAATAG